GGATGATATCCGGGCTGATACGTCCCTTGAGGCGTGTTTCTGTGGCTTTGATATCTTCAAGAAACTTCCTAAGCTGTATCTTGCCTGCTTTATTAAACTCTTTTAGCTTCTCTTCGGGCTTACGTAGAGTCTTACACACGCTATTAGCAGCATCAAAGTTCAATATGGTGGTTCCTTTGACGCTGAGTGTTTGATACGCTTCCGCCACAAACTTGCCTAATTTACGTGTTTTAATATTATAGATCCAAAGCTCGGTGCTATCTAATATCTCTATAGGATTGATACTGACTAATTTAAGTCCTTTGTCCTCTTTAAGATATTTGATCTTACTGATCAACTTCTGTTTATTAGGTGCCTTCTTGACACGTGATTTCTTAGTAGCTTTTTTGATCTTCCGATACTGCTCGATGGAAGCCAGGATATTATCGATAAATGTGTAGTGGCGTTTGAAATCCGCTTTGGCAAGATGTCTGTATCCTTCTTTCAACTGCTCATCGGTGCCCGACTGCGCCAATTCCAACTCCTGCTTTCTGTCCAGGAATACTTGTTCATACTTGCCCAACTGCCCTTGTGGCACGTTATTTGCTACAAAAAAGTCGTAGGGTTTAAGATCCGTCGCCTGTTTCTGGCTCATAAGATCGTAGTGTCCTTCAATCTCCCCGATCAGTTCGTTGGTCTTTTCTGCTAGACGATCCTGGATAGTTATCACAGGTGCAGTAGCTTTGACATTCTTAACTTCCGCTATCTCGGGCTCGGCCATTTTAATCGTTTTGGCCAACTTGGCCGTGATATATTCCATATGGGAAGGCTTAAAGGGCATACCTGCACGATTAGCCATGATAAGACTACATACAGTCATGGGCAACCACTTATCCACGGACCCGTCAATGGCACGGATGTGATCTTTGGTAAAGGTGCCCGTAGTTTTCATCCAGTCCAATAGATATTTTTTAGTATCTTTTATAGAGTAGTAGTAATTATAATAGAACAGACTCTTACGCATCGCATGATCAAATTCATCGTCTGTCATCGTCAGGGCTTTTTCAGTATCCCATCGCGGCTCTTCACCCGTATATTTTTCATCGTAGAAAATAGGATTGCGGGTTACTTTTTTAGATTTGGATTTTCCTGCGATAGCCATAGTGTATTCCTGTATGTTATTGAACTGCTATTATAGCACCAATCAAAATATAAGTCAATCTCCCAAAAGCATTGCTAGGGTCATATATTGCTCAAGCTGATTTATAGTATCTTCAGTTTGGACTGTAAGTTCTTGATATTTATAGGTTAATCTTCCCTGTCTGCGACAAACTATCAATTCCTTACTACAATCTGCTAGCATTTTCTCCGCGGCACGGTGCATCTTCCGCATATCCATACGTATACGTGGGGACTGGGATGCGTTAATCTGCTGGTAGATCTGGGTTAATCTTTGGATCAACTCGTTGAATTTTTCATTCATATCGTATTATACTAGGTTTGATATTTTGTGTCAATCGAGCCATAAATACATGATATTTAGAGGATCGCACTGTGCCCCGTTTATCGATGTGGAGAGAAAATCACTCCAACGACTACAAATTTTTTGATAGGAGGATCTCCGAACAGTTTACTATCGGAGGTACTGGTGTCTTGCTACACAAATACCTGGGTACCAATGTACAGTCCAATGCCTACGTTACCACAGCAAATGTCACTGCCAATACTAGCACCCTAAGCTTTGCCAATGTAGCAGTTATGGAAGTAGGGCAGGCTGTCAGCGGAATTAACCTAGCAGCCAATACGGTGATCAGCACCATCAATACTTCAGCTAATACTGTAGGAATCAGCGCGATCACGACTGGTACTATATCCAGTGGCACGCCTATCAGCATATATTGGCGGGATGCTACCAAACCGGTCTATCAGAATCAAAGTGCATTAAACATACAGGATCTACTATTTTTAGAGAATAGAGATCGCAAGTATGATACTAGCGTATATACGCTGCGTGGCATCTATACAGTAAACGATAACGATTTTGATCTACAGCAATTTGGTATCTTTCTAAGCGCAGATACGGTAATGATGACCTTCCACCTTAATGATACCGTAGCATACTTGGGTCGTAAGATCATGAACGGTGATGTTATCGAACTGCAACACAAGAAAGACTATTATCCATTAAATGCAGAGATACCTGCTGTATTAAAAAGATTCTACGTAGTACAAGATGTAGTATTTGCTGCCGAAGGGTTTAGTCAGACTTGGTGGCCACATCTTATACGTGCTAAACTTACACCGTTGGTGGACGGACAAGAGTTCAAAGACATATTGAACAACATAGGTGCAGGAGATGATGCCGAAACTCCTATCGGTCAGATTCTTAGCACATTGAATAAACTAAACGAGATCAACGATGCTATCATTGCACAAGCAGAGATCGACGTACCAAAGAGCGGAACTAACATCGACCCATTATATAACTTACCATTGACCCCACTAGGTGCGCCCGGTGATCCAACCGGGCAGTTGGTCAGTCAGACTAATCTATATGTGGATAGCACATCAGACTTCCTGACACAACCAACTACTCCAGATTCTGAGATACCTGCTTATCTAGGCGGGGATGGCAACACACCTGACGGTTGGCCGGTTACCTCAGGTACTAGTTTTCCAAACAGTCCTACTATCGGCGATTACGCATTAAGAACAGACTTCGTACCCAATCGTCTGTTTAGATATAACGGTACACGTTGGGTCAAGATGGAAGATAACGTAAGAACTAGCCTGACCCCAGGATCAAATAATCAGACTCAACGTAGTATATTTGTCAACGATATCAGCACATATACTACCGTTGAAGGGCAGACCTTGCCTACTAGACAGAGTCTCAGTAAGGCATTAACACCAAAAGCGGATAACTAATGGCTCTCCAACAATTTTTTTATGATTCTCAAATCCGAAGATACATCATACAGTTTATACGTATGGTATCTAATTTCCAAGTAGAATTTGGAAAGGACAGGAACGGCGTAACTGCTCTGCAACGTGTGCCAGTCATCTATGGCGACAGTAGTAGACAGGCCAGTTCTATAATTAGAAATAACAGCGAAAATAGCATTAATGCTGTGCCTACTATGGCAGTCTATATCAGCGCACTACAATATGATCGAGAGCGTATGCAGAATCCTTCCTTCGTGGGTAAGCTAAATCTCAGGGAACGATACTACGATGCGGCCACTGGTGAGTACTCTACCCAGCAGGGCGATACATTGACCGTAGAACGTTTAATGCCCGTACCCTATAAGCTAACACTTAAATTAGATATTTGGACATCTAACACTGAACAGAAACTCCAGATGCTGGAACAGTTATGTACCTTGTTCAACCCTGCACTAGAAATACAAAGTACAGACAATTATATAGACTGGACCAGTATTACCTATGTCTTATTAACTGACGTATCATGGAGTTCCAGAACTATTCCCATTGGGACGGAAAATCCTATAGACGTGGCTACGCTAACCTTTGAACTGCCTATCTATGTCAGTGCCCCTGCATTAGTCAAGAAGCTGGGTGTGGTACAGAAGATTATCGCCAGTATCTTTGATGCTAACGGACATATCAATAGCGAATCTATCTATAATGAAAGTAATCTATTAAGCAGACAATATATCACACCACTACAATACGGTGTTATACTATTAAACAACGAAGTACGATTAGTACGTAGTGATCAAGGTGTACAAGAAGAATTTGGCACACAGATCATCAAACAAATCGCAAACGATGTATCAGCCAATACCAGTATTATATTAGACGACACATTTGGTATCGAAACAGACATGGTCGTAACAGGCTTATCTTTTAGGGGCAATGGCACTATCACTGCCAATACTGTCAGTAATGTGGTAACAGGAACGAATACACTATTCAATAGTAGCCTATACTCAGGAAGCACCTTGTACTATAACGCTGTTGAACTAGGGCAGGTGGCCAATGTGATTAGTAATACACAGGTCAGACTGGCCGCTAATACTTCCTCCAACGTAGCCAACGTTGGATATAATCTCTACAATCCAATCAGTAGTGGAAACTGTATAGTATTATCAGTGGACGGAGATACAGTGACTACCAGCAATCTCATCACTGCTAATGCTGGGGCTAGGATAGTATTCAACGGTGAAACATATAAGCACGGTATAGACGAGCCATGGCGCAATCTTGTTAACGTCTACGGTAATCTAACCAATGGCTCTAGTCAGATTAAATTTGAACTGTCGGACGCAGATGAGATCGTTGGCACTGTAGCATATAATCCTGTAGACGATACTGTGTTGCTGTGGACTCCAGATATTGATACTCTGCCTTCTAACACCCTGGCACCTATTAATGCTATAATAGATCCATATAGTTCAAGACCCAACAAGGATCTACAGGAATTAGTAAACGGCACACGATACTTGTTGGTCAATGATTATATTTCTCCTGACGGAGAACAACCAACATATAATTGGAATGGTGCGGACGATACCCCATTAGAAGCTTATGCAAACGATATCATACAGTACAACGGACAGCATTGGATAGTATCGTTTGATTCGGGCAATACACCGGTAGTTAATTATGTAACTAACATGACCACCGGAGTCCAGTATAGATGGAGTAGTACCACGTGGTCCAAGAGTTACGAAGGTTTCTATGAAGCAGGAAAATGGCAGCTAATTCTGTAAAACTAAATTGCGGCGCACTAATATACTGCACCTCTACTAGACGCTATCTGTTCCTACTGAGGAATAATGGTAAGTTTGCCAATACTTGGGGTCTAGTAGGAGGAAAAATTGAATTCAGAGAATCTATCTACGACGGACTACTGCGTGAGATCAATGAAGAATTAGGCGGTCGCATAGACGGTGCTAAGATATTGCCTATAGAGCAGTACACCAGTGACAGTAAGAAATTTGTCTATCACACATTCCTAATCAAAGTCGAAGAAGAATTCGTTCCTGTCCTAAACAGCGAACATAAAGGCTATTGCTGGGTACCTTTAGATGACCATCCTACACCGTTACACCCCGGTGTATGGCGTACTATCAAATTTAAATCCAGTAAAGACAAACTTAAGATACACGAAACGATCTAGAGATTAAAGACTAGACTGGTCCTAGGTTCTAGGCTGGCATTGGGCGGTACTTCGTGATATAACCACGCTGGCCATAGTAGCAACATTCCTGGCTGCGGTGTATACTCTACCGTGGGCATACTATACCAAGTGTTCTCTTTGATAAAGAACATATAGTCAAAGAAATCCTTATAGGGTCTATTAGGATGGAATATGATATTGCTGGATCCCGGGGGAGTCTTCAAGTAATAGATGCCGCTGATAGTACACTGTGAATGTAGATGTTTCGGATGATTGCTACCTTCAAGGAAACTATTAGCAAAGAGGTAAGGCTTCCAAGGCACCTTGTTGGCATCATATCCCTGCACATTTAGGAAATTCTTGGCCTGTTGTTGTATAAAGTCCAAGAATGATTTAAATTTAGGATCATCAGTCAAGGATCTTGTGCCGTAGGTAGTTTCACCGTTATGATAAAAATCGGAATTTAGATTCTTGTTGGGTGCGTGAAATATCTCATCAAACAATGAGATCATGGGACTTAGCCATTCTGGATGATGGCTACGACCTATAGTCGATGGGAACCAGTTATCGAGTTCCATATTATTTTGAGAAGAAACACTGTATGCTGAGTCTAGGATATTCTGCGGCTAGATTAACCATGCTGGTTGAGTGGAAGATCGGAGGTACGAACCAGACCATCTTGTTGTAGTGTGGAAACACCCAACCTTGTCCTGTATCGGGATCGTCATACAAAAACAGACCTCCCCAGTTCCAATTCCAGCTAGGATTGATGTAAATAGTGCTGCTTAATCGAGGATCATTTTCTGCCGCATCGTGATGGAAATTAATCTGACTGCCTGGAGGCCATATATGCAAGAAGCAAGTCAGTCTATTGAAATCTTGGAATACAGGATCCACAGATTTGTACTTCTGTATGAAGTAATCTTTATATTCGTCTATGTTTAATATGAATACCGGTGCGTAGGAGCCTGCTTCCAGACCCGACCCCCACCGTCCCATATTGTTTATCTCGAATACGTTCTTACCTTTAGAAGAATGAAACTTTTCATTGATCTCATCAATTATGTTTTGCTCTAAAAAATTTGCAACGACATTTATCATATGTACCTTAATATTGTGTAGTTAAAAAGAATAGCTGAAACAATCTTCCTGTGTGAGGATCGCTGCCAAAATAATCTAGGCTGGTATGGAATAGATCGCTACGATACATGACTAATCTATTGTATCGATTTCCTATAACATCTATTAGATCCCATTTGGTCATGTCTTGTGCTTCGTAAGATTCTAATTCTGATGAATGTCTAGCACCTGTTCGTTTATGTCTAAAAAGTCCAGTACCGCTGGTATGGGGTGCGTCGGGTGTTAAGTAACAAACTCCGGCCCAAGTATTGAAATGATCGGTATGTATCCAGCTTCGATCTGCGGCAGTGGCGAGTTCAAAGCTACCGGTCAATGCTTCGCGTTCATTCCAATCAGTTACTTCTCCTGCGGCATTCCATAATATGGTTTGGACGGTATCTTTTACGTCTTGATTTAGGAAACAATGTGTCCTAGCTCCGGGGAAATTACCCCTGACTTTAAATTCTTGTTGTAAAGCAAATGCTCTAACACTATCGGGATTACTATAAAAGTCATCTGTAATAATAACGTTAGTTCTCATGTTAGTCTCATCCTAGTCGATATACACTAATACTTATCTGTAGCGACCTAGCATTCTGCAAATAAATGGTTAATCTATCGCAAGGTCCGTGTAGATAGTCAGAATAGGTATTTTTGGATCTCGTCCTCTATACGTTGATAAACTGACTTTTCCCAGAAGGGTTGGGACTTTTGATAATTTTCTTCTATATAAGGTTGCATCCTATCGTAGTCTTCAGGTGTTAGATTATTGATT